CCGTCGGTTATAAATTACTATACGGATGAATACGTGTGGGTTCTCCACTGTATAAATAATATGTGGATCGCCCAGGCGTTTCCTCATTCCATGGGACGGCCGTTAATGGAGCCGTTAATCTGGAATGCTACAAGCAACAAGCCGTTCGGACGTTCACGGATAAAGGAACCGGTTCGGAGACTTATCCAGGGATATGTGAGGACCATAGCAAATGCTACTATCGGGCTGGAGTTCTCCACTTCCCCTCAGAAGTATCTGCTCGGGATCACGGATGAACAGTTCGAGATGGTTATCAATCAGAAGTTCAGGCAGTATGTCGGGTCCATCATAGCGGCTACAAGCAATCCGGAGACAGGACAAAATCCTCAGTTCGGGCAGCTGATGCAGGGAAACATTTCTCCTCATGTTGAGATGATCCGGATCCTTGCGACACAGTTTTCAGCGGCTACGGGCTTAACTGTTACAGATACGGGTGTCGTAAGTGAAGCAAATCCCACAAGTGCGGATGCAGTGCTCGCTCAGTCTCAGACACTTGTGGCCATGGCTGAACAGCTTAACGTCGGAAATGGTGACGCTCTCCGGAATATCGCTCTTATGGCTCAGGCTATTAAGTCAAATGTTCCGCTTGATGAGCTTTCGGATGTGCAGCGGGACATCATGGCGCACTTCAAAAATCCCGCCATGCCGAGCGTGGCAGCCACAACGGACGCCGCTATCAAGATCGCTACGGTTCGCCCTGAGTTCGCCCAGACTGATACCTTCCTTGAGATGATAGGGTTCGACAAGGCAAGTATCCGGAAAGAAAAATCCGAGGAGAGCCGAGCCCGTGGTCTTGTAACGCTGGAAGAATTGGAAGAAGTACCGAATGAAGCAAATACCACGGACAATATGGAATGAATATATTAAAAAGCTGTCTTTGATTGATAAGACAGCGGCGGCAAAAGTAAAGGCTTACCTTGCAAAGAACGGTATTCCGACCACTTACGAGGCATCGCAAGAGCTTATTGAATATGCGAACGGGCTCGTTATGAAATATGGGGAAGCTTCTGCGGCGTTATCTTGCGAGATGTATGATGCGATATCCCTTGCCGAGGGTGCGGCTGTTCCTTCAGCTGTTCCCGCTGCCCTTCCCGAGTATGGGGAAGTGGCAAAATCTATCAATGGCACGGTTAAAATCGGCAACATTGAGATAATCGCCGGAGCGGTGGAACGACTTGTTAAAATGCCCGGAGCTGATACGATGCTTCAAAATGCTAAACGTGATGGAGCTGAATGGGCGTGGATCCCAAGTGGCGATACTTGTATGTTTTGTATCACGTTAGCGTCCAGAGGGTGGCAATCGGCATCAAGTGCCATCTTAAAGGGCGGACACGCCGAGCATATCCACGCTAACTGTGATTGTAGTTTTGCCATAAGGCATAATTCAAATACAAATATAGGCGGATATGATCCGGATAAATACTTGAAAATGTATGATACCGCCGAAGGAAAGAGTTCTCAGGATAAAATTAATGCCATGCGGCGGGAAGCATACGCCGAGAACAAAGAACGGATAAACGAGCAGAAACGCTCTGCCTATGCCAAGAGAAAAGAGCTGGAAAGCTCCAAGGCGGAGGAGATAAAGGTTAATTAAGCACCATAACAGGTGCTTTTTTAATACATAAAACACGGCAACTCGTGCCTAAAACGAGGATTTTTACTCAATAGGAGGACCAATATGAGCGAAAACGCTACTGTACCCACTCAGGAAACCAATGGCGAAAGCCAGACCCGCACATTCTCACAGGACGAAGTTAATGCCATAGTCGGAAAGAGATTAGCCGAGGAAAAGGTTAAATATGCCGATTATGATGACCTGAAAGCCAAGGCCGCCAAGTTTGACGAGGTGGAAGAGGCCAACAAGTCAGAACTTCAGAAAGCGACAGAACGTGCAGCCGCACTCGAAAAGGAATTGAACGGTCTTAAAAAGGCCGAAGAGGTTCGTATCATTCGGGAAAATGTGGCAAAAGAGACAGGAATACCCGCCCATCTGTTGACGGGGACAACTGAAGAGGAATGCAAGGCTCAGGCAACGGCCATCGCCGATTATGCAAAGCCTGCACCCTATCCCGCTGTCAAAGATGCGGGCGAAGTTAATAATGTTGGAAAAGCTACCACTCGGCAACAGTTCGCCGACTGGGCCAGCAAAATGATCTAAAGCAGTACCGGGCGACCGTCTCGAGGTCGTTCGCTTACCTGCAAAAATTACAGGAGGATTTTATTATGAGTTCAGGAACAGCTACAAACAGAACCTATATCGACCTTCCCGTTGATGTATCTCGGGAAATCTTACAGAAGACTCAGGAGGCATCTGCCGTTATGAGCCTCGCACGTCAGGTTGAACTGCCTGGTCGTGGCACTTCTATCAATGTCATCACTTCCGATCCGACAGCATCATGGGTAGGCGAGACCGCCGCAAAGCCCGTAAGCAATCCCGGCGTCGCTACAAAGGTAATGAGCGCTTACAAGCTCGCTGTTATCGTGCCTTTCTCCAATGAGTTCAGGCGTGACGTTGCAGCCCTTTACGATGCAATCGTTGAAAGGCTCCCCAGAGCACTCGGCGAGAAGTTTGACGCTACCGTTTTAACCGGTTCAGCTCCCGGATCCAATTTCGACACTTTTGCAAGCGTTACCGCTCAGAGCATTCAGAGTGATGCTTATGGCGGACTTGTTGCCGCTGATACCGATATCAGCACTCACGGCGGAAACCTTAACGGAGTAGTTCTTTCACCCTACGGAAAGGGCGTTCTCCTTGCAGCCACTGATCAGAACAAGAGACCTCTGTTTATCAATAATGTGGCAGAGGGAGCTATCCCTATGGTACTTGGTGCACCTACCAAGATCAGCAAGGGCGCATACAAGAGCGGTTCCCCCGCTGTTGTCGGCGTTGTTGGTGACTGGACACAGGCACTCTATGGAACCGTTGAGGGTGTAAGGATTGACTATTCAAGCGACGCAACCCTCGACCTTGGAGGAGATAGCGGCACAATCAACCTCTTCCAGCAAAATATGTTCGCTGTAAGAGCAGAGATTGAGCTCGGATTCCGTGCAGATACCGCTTGCTTCAACAGGCTCACCGCAACAGCTGGCGGACAGACCGGCTGATGAGCGTACTGATAGCAGTACCCACATTTGAAACCATTTCCCCGGAGTGCTTTAAGTCGATTTATGAATTGCAGGGCAACGACTTAACGTTTGATTTTGTGCGTGGCTATGACTGCGCAAAGGCAAGGAACGAGATCGCAAAAAAGGCACTCTCGGGGGGTTTTGAGTATGTCCTGATGGTGGACAGCGATATCATCCTCCCGCCGGATGCCCTGGTTAAGATGCTTGACGCTCCCGTCAATGTGTGTTTTGGGGTTTATCCCCGTAAAAGTACACTCGGAGAAACCGAGCTTTTCAAGGATGATTCGTTTGATTTTGTCAATCGGTTCACTTTTGAGGAAATCAACCGGGAAGAGGCGGCGAGGATCCCTGTTAAGGGGAGCGGGTTCGGATGTGCGCTTATCAAAACGGAAGTGTTCAAAAATATCGAATATCCGTGGTTTGAGTTTCACAGCTACGAAGATAATCGGTTTTTAAGTGAGGATTTATCGTTTTGCTTGAAAGCGTCCGTCCGGTATCGGCTTATCGCTGATTTGCGTGTCAGGTGCGGGCATATTGCGAAAACTACTCGGTACGAGTGAGGAGAGTTCAATGATAAAAATGATAAACAAGCTCACAGGGACGGAAATGCTTATTGAGGATGATCGTCTTGATGAGTACAAGGCCCTGGGGCATTTGGAGGCAAAGAGCAGCGTTCCAAAAAAGGCAGCCGTGGCACCGAAGGAAGAACCCAAAGAAAGCCCGGTGAGCAAGGTTAAAAAGACCGTTGCCAAGGTAACAAAGACCGCACGAAAGAAGGCTTGATATGGCTTACGCAACCATTGAGGATGTGAAATCGAGAATATTGAGGGAGCTGTCGGAGGCTGAGGAGAATGTCGGGTCCGTACTGCTTGATGATGCGGCTGTTATTATTGACGGCTTCAACAAGGATGCAAGTGCGGACGCAAAATTGACAGTTTCGTGTCGTATGGTTATCCGTGCCCTCGGTGATGGCACTCCGAGCGATATCCCTATGGGAGCGACTCAGGGTTCTATGAGCGGTTTAAGTTATTCCCAGAGCTGGACAATGGGCGGTGGTGGTAGTGCCGGGGAGTTATATTTGAGCAAACTTGAAAAACAGATGCTTGGATATGGTAACAAGATCGGCTCCTATTCCCCCGTTCAGGGCATGACAGGGGGGTGTTTCTGATGAAAGGAACAACGGTAAAACTTGCCGTTAAAACTCAGGTCGGAACGAATCCATTTGGGGCCCCTATTTATTCCAAGATATGGGAGGATGTGCCGGATGTGCTTGTGGGACAACCTTCAACGGATGATGTGGCGGCGTCTACGGACCTTTACGGGAAAAAGATAGTGTATATGCTCGGAATTCCGAAAGGC